CTTCTAACATCACGGAACAATTCTTTTGCATGTTTCTCTGTAACGTGGGCAGGAACACCTTGTCTAAAAGAATGAAAATCATTGTTTTGTGCATGTTCACGCATTTTAGATGCTGACATACCTTCTGCACCTTCGGCATCAGGATCACGATGACCAGCAGACTTAACTTCTATCTTTTTGAAATTATATAATGCACCGGCATGTGTTCCATTATATTGTTGAAGTTTCTTTTCATATTCTGGAATTCGATCAGATCCGGCAACCATAATTAAATGGTCGTGTCCCATTTGATTCAATCTGGCGGCATGTTGCAAAAATGTTGGTTGCTCTTTACTCGATGCTTCAATATTAGCACCAGGAAAGAATCTTTTTGCATGAAGTAACTTCTTTTTAATTTCAAGTGGATTCTTCTTAGCATCCACAGAATGTGATATCACAATATGATGTGGTGCATTATAATCGTGTGCAATTTGTTGAACACGATTGACCAATTTTTCGTGACCAATAGTAGGAGGATTCATACGACCAAAAGCCATTACCACAGGCTTATGTGTCTGAGTATCTTCTTCTATTTTTTGTAAAAACTTTTTCATTTTAATCACCAGATGTTTGGCCTGAACCTTTCACGGAACTCATTGGATCACTTTCGGAACTAAATTTGATTGCATGGCGACCAAATGTTTTATTCTTGTATTTAAAATGTATTGATGATCCACTATGATGTACGCTGATATTGCGTGAATCATTATAAATGTGGTTGTGGTGTGTGCCCGGATTCATAGAACTATGTTGCTGACCATTTTTGTTGGTATATGAAACATGTCTAATGTGCTTGTGTCCCTCTTTTTCCATTGGAGTGCTTTTCGAATGTAGCACATGTTTTATATGATGTACTAATTCTGATTTTGGAATAGTGGATAAGTGGTGGTGCAAATCTTTGGCAATTTTATGCAATGTTTCTTGATTTTTTTGTTTCACATGCGCCTGCATTGAAGGATTTGCTTTCATCATACCTTTGCGCTCGTCACGATTAGAAGCCTTTTTCAATTCTGGATATTTTTTCAGAATTGATGTTCTATGTGCTTCTAGATGTTTTTTTGCATTTGGTCCAGCATATTCAATTCCAGGATTTGATGTTGGAACATGTTTGGATGATGAATCGGTGACTTTAAGACTAATACCGTGGTGTATAACTTGCATATATGCCTCACTTCTTATGTGTTGTTATAACAATATCGGAAGCATCTTCTTTTTGAGTCGAATGTATTCCGGTTGAACGGTGAATGTCTCCAGGTTTTGAAGTCCAATGAACATCATGTATTTTATGTCCGTTCGTTTCAACTTGTTTTCTTATGTCATTTGCGGCGCTTTTGGCCCGAATATTCATTTTTTTATAGTCATTTATATGAACTTTTGCTTTTAATTTATCATGCGCTTGTTTTGGTGTATCACCAACCTTATCGGGATGTTTTGACATGTGTTTACCGCCGTTGAGATGGTAACCAACCAATAGTTCATGCAATTTACCTTTAGTGTCGGATTTTACTTTACCTTCGACAGGTTCAGCAGGTTCAGCCTTTTCTTCATTTAATTCAAAAAATTCATCATACTCCTCATCTTCACAAGTTTCAGAATCATATGATTCTTCCATAACTTCTAAAGAATTTAAATAAAGACTTATTTTATCTTGTTCTGTGCTAAAATTTTTAAATGATTTCATTTTTATTACATCCTCGTTAAATATTCCTAATTCCTGCAAAGTTTCTGCGGGAGAATTCTGCACGATTAACAAACTTGTCTGATTCTTTTCCATGGTGAAAAACATATCCTTCAGGATTAGCATTTTCACCCGCATGTGTGTGTTGAAATTCTTGATGTTGATTCATCACATTAATTAATACATTTTTTGCCTTCTGCAAATGCTGGTGCATTTTGAATAGGTTATTGTAGTGTTTTCTGTTTCTATCAATTTTACCCAACTCATCCTTCAATTCGGATTGTTTTGCAGTTCTATTCTTTTCAACCTTCAGCTTATCAATTTCTTTATTCTTTTTGGTTTCTAACCATTTGCTGAAATTTTGGTGATTTGGTGTTTCACCAGTACGAACAGTGTGGTTCATATATGTTTCTAGGTGACCACCAACACCGTGATGTGCCTTAGTACCAGCATACATGTCATCACCATGGGTATCATGTACGGCTTGTGCGGCAGAAATGTGTTTGTTGAATTCAGCACGGTCTTTAGGACCAAAATGTACCTTTGAAGTATCCATTCTTGGGTCGACCGAGAATACATCTGGATGTTGATTAAAGTTTTCGTGGTCAACTTCATGGTTTGCATTTAAACTGGCGGCATCTTTGCCTTTATAAGAAAGATGTGTAACAACACCAATCTTAGCTTTCTTAACTGTGGCCGCATGAGTGCCGTGTGCAGTATATGTCAAACCAGATGGATTAGGATGAAAAGATACTCCACCACCTTTAGCTGGTGCTTTATCATCTTGTGAGAACATCATGTCACCCTGATATACACCTTTCTCTGGTGCAACTTTTGGTAAATGCTTCAGTGCATCTTTTAATTTGCTAACTAAACCTGGTGCGTGTCCGTGATTCTTTTCAATGTCAGCATTTGTGTAATTAATCTTTGGCGTCTTATTGAAAGCCGATTTTGAAGCAACAAAGAACTTGCCGTTTTCTGGATGGTGACCATAAACAATAGCTGGTGATCCATCATATTTGGTGGTCAGTTCTGAAGTCTTTTTACCTTGTTGAATGTGTTCAGCGGCAGAAGTAAGTGAAGCGATAGCATGTTTAGCACCCTTCTCACCATTCTGTAAGGGTCGATCTTCCACGTGCGTGAGATGTTTAATCTGACGGCTTGCACCCTCTTCGGGGTCTTCTTGTTCAATTAAATATCGGGAAAAAGGTAGCATTAAATCCTCGGTTTAGTACGCTGTGACTATATATTATTTAGTAACCCCAAATCTTAATATCCACGAATTTATCAATGTCTTCTCTGATTAAAGAGTGTCTTCCGATGTTGAATTTTCCATCGGTGAATGGGTGATCGATATCGATTCTTTCAACCGGCACATTGTTTCTCGTTAATTGTTCCTGTAGCATTTCATGCCCGCAAAGAGGAACACCAGAATTGTAGAGTTGACGGAGATTTAGAAAGGTTGAAGCATATACGTTCATTGTGTTCGGATCAGCAATAGCAAACTGGTCGTTTAACAATGGATTCGGACCGTCAGTATCTTTTGAGATGTAGACTTTACCCTTTTCGAGTGTACCGAAATCAATTACTTTATTGAGTGCGAAGTCAAATCTTGAACGTATGACATAATCATATTTTACATCATTCAGCGTCTGGTGGCGAATCCTGAAGTCATTTGCTCTATAAATTGAATAGAACATTGAGGTACAGAAGTTTGCTGGATGTGATGCATTCGGTACATGCATATCCGAGTTGATGTTTGACGAAAGTTCGGGGTCAAAGAATATTGTTACCGGACCATAAAGTCCAGAAATATATTCAAATGTTTTTGCATGATTTAAATTGGATTTTGATTTCCATGAATGTATGAAAACATCCACATCATAATGATCCAATAAGTTTCTTTTAATATATTCGAACGCTTTAGCGTAACTTCTCGGTTGACCCGACAGGCATAGTGCGAGTTTCATCGATGAATTTTTCAACATAATCTGTACATACTCCAAAAATATCTAATTTCTTCACGTATTCCCAATACTCAGGCAAGTTTTCTGGCATAACAGCAATAGAGTTATTAGTTAGGTGTTTCCCTGGATAGGTCCAAATATGTTGTGATGATGTTAAAGTGAAATCGTCTTCTTGATGCCAAAAGTAAGTGTATTTAAAAGGTGCAGTTGACAGTTCATAAAGTGCATCAAGATTTTTACAATGCAACCAGAGACCTTGCTGACCGATGAAAGAACCATCAACTTTATATTGTGGTTCATCATGTCCAAGCCACCAACCATCCGACTTCCACCAAACATCGACTTCACAATCATATCGTTTCTTCAATGCTTTGCGAATCTGATCGGGATGATTCTCTTTTTGTTTATCTGGACCTTGAAATAGTCCACGATGTGCAATGTATTTCATTGATACAAACTCTTATGTTTATATTCACCGAGTGGTGTATGCATGATTGTCTTGTTAATCATAAACTCTTCCCATGGTAGTCCAAGCCTACGAATGAAATGCTCAGAGATAACATGTGGACAAAGCAAACCAGTTTCTTTGTAAAGATGTGGCAAATGATAAGACACCTTACAGAATAAACTCATAGTGAAGAAATTTCCGACCTGAATCATATCGGAAGTTCCCTGTCCCATATGATTTTTGTATCCCAATGTATAGAATTTATCTGGATTAAAATCTGGCAGTGGCTCATTGAAATATAAATCCGGACGCATACGAATTACAAGGTCATATGTTTTCCCCGACAGCATCATGTGTTCTTCAACGGAAAGCATACCACGACCAACTTTAAACCACATCGAAACTTGATTCTTCGGAACATGATAAAACGTTTCAAACTGTTTTGCTCTTGTTAAGAAATTTTCTTCAAATTCTTCAAAGCGTTCAACATTCATACAAACCGGTTTATATGCTTTCTCTACAGCAGTAATATCCAACTTCGGTCCACCTTCTGTGATACCCTTAGAAGAATGTGGGTCCCAATATGCCTCAGAATCCCAAGTGTCGATAAAGATATCGGGATTATATTTGTCGATGATGTGATGTTTAGTGTTGGGG